GCCGTTCTTGCACCGTTGAGCCTTTTACATCTGCCACCATCGTGGACAGCTTGAAAGGTTTGTTTGTGCCCCAAGAAGCTATCGGCGAACAGTACCGTAAAGGTCTGATGGGTCGTGACTCTGGTGGTATGAACTGGAAAATGGATCAGAACGTTGTTAGCCAAACCTTTGGCAACTACAACGGCACTGCAACCATCAACACTTCTACCGACACTGGTATCTTGACCTCTGGTTGGGCTTCTAGCTCGGTGTTGACCTTGACTAAATCGGGTACGTTCACTCCTAACGTTGGCGACACTTTCACTATCGCTAACGTCTATGCAGTTAACCCCCAAAACCGTCAAGCCTACGGTAGCAACAAACTGCGTAACTTCGTGGTGAAAGCTATCTCTGGTAACAGCGTTACCGTGTCTCCTGCTGTGATCTCTGCTGGTCAATTCCAAAACGTGAGCATTACATCGGCTGGTGCTTCTGCTGTGACTCCTTTCAACCAAACTGGTGTCGTTTCTCCACAGAACATTATCATGCACCGCAATGCGTTCACTTTGGCTGTGGCCGATCTTGAATTGCCAGAAGGCGTCCACTTCGCTGGTCGCGCCTCTGACAAAGAGATTGGTTTGTCCATGCGTGTGGTTCGCCAATACACCATCAACAACGATAGTATTCCTACTCGTTTGGATGTGTTGTATGGTTGGGCACCTCTGTACCCTGAACTCGCTTGCCGTGTTGCAGCCTAATCTTCATTAAGGAGTAAATAATCATGGCTTTGACCCCCACCACCTACACCAACAACGGCCCAGCCGTTACAACCAGCCCTCACTATCTTATCGATGGTGACAGCACAGACGGAACGGCTATCGCCCCTAACGGTGGCAAAGTGTCTTTCTATGGCGTTACCGCTGTGGTTCAACCCACTTCCGCTGGTAACACCACCACTACTGCTGCTGGTTCTACTACTGCTGTGTACACCAACACCACCTTCCCAGGTGCGTCTGGCTCAACAGCTTACACAATCGGTGACATTGTTACCGCATTGAAAGCTCTTGGTTTGATTGCTGCTTAAATAGCAAAAAAACCAATCAGGAAACGCCCTTCATTGGGCGTTTTTTGTATAATCACTTTGTCTTTCTGAAAGGACGCAAAATGTCATCTACGACCGTGACTCGTGGCAATGCCCATGAGACTTTCTACATCACTCCCACTTTTAACAACGCATCCAATACTTTGGCTGCCAACACTACCACCGCTGTGAATTACACAGTGCCTGGCTTGTTGACAACCGACTTGGTGCTTGTCCAAGGTGTGTTTGGCACACAAACCGCTGGTGTTATGATTGCTGAAGCTGATTGCATTGCTGCTAACACTTTGCAAATCCAGTTTGGCAACTTGACATCAAACGCTTCTCTTGTGCCTGCTAGTGGTCAATACGTCATCCAGATTACCCGTCTGGAAGGCCCTGCACCTGTGACTGCTGTCTAATCATGGCTGGCTCAACCGTACAACGCAATTCGGGTTCAACCGTTGCGTTATCTGTGACCAACACTGCACACTCTGCTGTCCAGATCGTTGGTAACTACACTAACGACCAAGTGAACTTTGCTTCCTTCCTCAATACGGGCGCTGCTCCTATTGCGGTGAAGTTTGGTACAACTTCGAGCGTTGGTGCTCCTACGTTTCCCTCAGACGGAACGAATGGAGACTACGTATTGCCTGCTGGCATGACTTCACCTTTGATCTTGGCAACCCCGCAAGCGCCCTTTTACATGACTGCGCTCAGTAATTCGGCTACTGCTGGTTTGCTGTACGTCACTCCTGTGGCAGATCAATCTTAAGAGGCTTAAATGGCTGACCCCGCAAAAGTAAACGACCAGAATATCTTGCCTGTACAGGCGTTATTCAATCTTGACAACTCATTCAATACGTTTATCGGGCAGGGTCAGCCCTTTTACGCTACTGTTAACCCGCAACAATCGGGCTTGCAGATCACAAACAGCACGATTGACAGCACGACAATCGGCGCTAATACCCCGTCTACTGGGGTTTTTACCAATATTCTGACTACAACAGGGCAGATTTCCACTGCGCCTTCAAATAACATTGATATTGTCAATAAAGCCTACGTTGACGCTATCGCCCAAGGCTTAAACCCTAAAGCGGCTGTCAAATGCGCTACGACTGCGAACATTACGCTGTCTGGCTTGCAGACCATTGACACTTATTCGGTGCAAGTTGGCGACCGAGTATTGGTAAAAAATCAAACTACTGCCTCGCAAAACGGCATTTATGTTGCGGCATCGGGCGCATGGGTTCGATCAACCGACATGGATATTTGGGCAGAAGTGCCAGGCGCTTATACCGTTGCTCTATATGGTTCTGTGAACGCCAATACAAGTTGGGTGTCAACTTCGGCTGATACTGGAACGATTAACGTCACTCCAATTACGTTTGTTCAGTTCTCAGGCGTAAACACTTATTACGCTGGCACAGGTCTAACCCTTGCGTCAAACACTTTTAGCATCACAAACACAGGCGTGACCGCTTCGACTTATGGTTCAGCGTCTAGCGTCCCTGTTTTGGCGATCAATGCACAAGGTCAAGTAACAAGCGCAACACCTACCTCAATTGCCATTGCCGCCTCGCAAATCACATCAGGAACTATCGCTAGTTCATTGATTTCAGGCTCTTACACAGGCATTACAGGCGTTGGAACACTTACGGCAGGTACATGGAACGCTTCAACAATCGGAGTTCCCTATGGCGGCACAGGCGCAACATCCCTAACTGGATATGTGAAAGGGACTGGCACGAGCGCTTTGACAGCGGTGACTTCAATCCCAAATACGGACATTACTGGTTTGGGGACAATGAGCACACAGAACGCCAATTCTGTGGCTATAACTGGCGGGACGATTTCAGGGCTTTCTAGCCCTATCTCCGTGGCCTCTGGCGGCACAGGTGCGGCTACCCTATCAGGATATGTATTCGGTAACGGTACAAGCGCTTTTACGGCTTCTTCGACCATTCCTAATACAGCAATCACTGGCTTGGGAACAATGTCAACCCAAAACGCCAACTCTGTGGCGATTACAGGTGGAACAATTAACGGTGCGTCTATCGGTGCGACTACTCGATCATCTGGCGACTTCACTACTTTGTCGGCTAATTCTGTTACCAGTACAACGCCAGTTTTGTCGTTCAATGCTTCCAACTCTATTGCTTCTTTTGGTAGCACAACCGCCAACTCATATAACCAGCTTGTTATTCAAAACAAGAGTACATCTGCTTTCGCTTCAGCCAATTACGTTATCTCTAACGACATAGGTACAGATTCATCGTATTACGGTGAGTTTGGCATGAACTCATCTACGTTTAGTGCGTCAACTCCTTCTGATTTTTACTCTATCAACAACGGGGTTTATTTTTCTGGTCACGATGGAGACATTACTTTTGGGTCTGGCAACGGATATAAAAGCTATTTTGCTTGGGGTTCAACAGGCCAATATGCTCATGTAATCAACAGTTCAGGCGCTCTTGGTTTTTCAACAAACCTTGGAACAACTCCTGCATTAAGCGGAACAACAGGCTACGGAACTTCTGGTCAAGCCTTGGTTACAGGCGGTTCAACCGCTGCGCCAGCATGGGGTGTGGTCGGCATTAATGGAGGCGGTACAAATGGAACGGCTACTCCTACTGCTGGCGCTATTGCCTACGGCACTGGTACTGCTTACGCATTTACTGCTGCTGGTTCTACTGGACAAGTCTTAACCTCAAACGGTTCAGGTGTTCCTACATGGAGTAGCGCAGGCACATCTATTACGTTAAGTGACGACACAACCACTAACGCCACTCGTTATCCGTTGTTTGCTGCGGCAACATCGGGAACTGTATCAACTGAGTACACAAGCTCCACCAAGTACCAATACAACCCTTCCACTGGTGTATTAACAGCCACAGGGTTTAGCGGCTCAGGCGCTTCTTTGACAAGCCTAACCGCTGGTAACTTGACAGGCACAATTCCAAGCGGCGTTTTGGGCAACTCTACGGTCTACATTGGCACGACAGCTATTGCGCTTAATCGAGCAAGCGCCAGCCAGACCCTGACAGGCACAAGCATTGACGGTAACGCTGGAACTGCGACCACAGCCACCACAGCGACTAACGCAACAAACGTAGCAATTACTGATGACACTAGCACAAACGCTACTTTTTATCCCACTTTTGTAAGCACATCTTCAAGCAATCAGGCGGTAGAAACATCGTCTACAAAATTAAAATACAACCCTAGCACAGGAACATTAACGTCAACAATTGTTCAGTCTGGCACACAAGCTAACTACATTCAATCCACAGGTGCTGCGACAACTTTTGAACCAACAATTACAGCGGCAGGTAGCGATACAAACGTAGCTTTGGCGATCAAAACGCAAGGCACAGGCGCTATTGACCTAGCTGCTGGCTCTAGTGGTGTGAATATTAGTAACGGTGGTACTGTTACGGCGTTAACCGTTACTGCTGGCGGTGGTTCATATACATCAATTCCAACACCAACAATTACTGTTCCAACAACCGCTGGTGCAGTGCAAGCCACAGCCTCTTGTAATATGTTATTGGCAAACACGCCAACCGTGACAAGTGGCGGAACAGGATATTCAGTCAATGATGTTTTGACAATTTCGGGCGGTACTTTTTCTGCGGCTGGACAATTAACTGTTACCGCTGTTTCTGGTGGCGTAATTACTGCGGCTACTATTTCTGCCTATGGAACTTACACGGTACTTCCAAGTAGCCCAGTTTCTGTGACAGGTGGTACAGGCACAGGCGCAACATTTACTGTAACTTGGGGTGTTCGCTCTTTAAACATTACAGCCGCAGGCTCAGGTTATGTTGAGCAACCCACCGTATCTTTCAGCGGAGGCGGTGGTGGTTCTGGTGCTGCTGCTTATGCTACTGTGGGCGGAACAACTATATTTAAAACCATCGGTGGCGTTAATTATTTCAATACTCCAGGCGGCACTCAATTTAGTTATGCTGATAATGCTGGCGCAACAACAACTGCTTGGTGGGGGGCAATAGGCTCTACTACTGTTGCGGATTTTAGAACTCAAGGCGGGGGTGTAACTGCTGGTGCTTTTACTACACAAACTTCAGTTCCATTAATTTTCCGTACAAACTTTACTCAACAATTTGCCGTAGCCCACACATCATCTGCTGTTAACTATGTACAAGTAACAGGGTCGGCTACTGGTGTATCTACACAAATTACAGCACAAGGAAGCGATAGCAGCATTTCTTTGGCAATGTCATCTAAAGGTGGCGGTTCGTTAAGATTTTTTACTAATAACGTAGCTCAAGAACAATTTAGAGTTGCCCATACTAATAATGCTGTTAATTTTTTAAACGTAACTGGTTCTGCTGCTGGCGCTGCTCCTGTACTTTCAGCCCAAGGCACAGACACAAACATAGACCTAACCCTAACACCAAAAGGAACGGGTGTTGTTCGTGGTCAAGGCGTTGCCGTAAGTTCTGAAAACGGCATATTCTTGAGCAAGCAAACAGTTGCCACAAGCATGACTGTTGCTGCTGGATATTCTGCTATGTCATCAGGCCCAATTACAGTGGCAAGCGGTGTTACAGTTACTTTGTCCAGCGGTTCACGTTGGGTTATTTTGTAAGGAAAATCATGGCACTTCAAAAATCAATCGACACAGACTTTGGAATTCCTGCGGCCTATTGGAACATTGGCGCAGTCCAAGAAGATTTCAAAGGTCGTGGCACAGAAGTCACCTTTTACGGCTACGCATCCAAAGAAGCTCGTGAAGCTGGCAAGCAACCGTTGTCGGCTGGCAAAGTGCAAATTGCTGGTGACGAATACGTTGCTGGTGCTGATCGTGCTTCTTTGTACGCCATTATTAAACAAAAGCCTGAGTTTGAAGGCGCAACAGATTGTTAAGGTAAATCATGGCATACGGTTCAGCTTTAGTAGATACCATTCAATCCAGTACCACAGGAACACCTCCGCAGTTCAACGATGGGTCTGGTACTCAGATTGGTACGCTGTGCCGTGCTTGGGTTAATTTTACAGTTTCAGGTTCTGCTTGTACTTCACTCGCATCTTTTAATGTGTCAAGCGTTACATATAGTAGCGCTGGTGTTTATGTTGTGAACTTTACAACGGCGCTGTCAGATGCCAACTATTCCGATGTTGCAACTTGCACTCAAGGCGGCACAGGATATATAGTAGCTGGCGGCACAAGAGCAACTACTACTTGTCAATTAAAAACATTTAGTGTGGCTGGAAGCGCAGCAGACGCTACTGGCGTTCAATTTGCTGCTTTCCGTTAAGGGCTAACAATGACTTGCATTATTAACGCATCAACCACAAACAACCTTCAGATTAGTTCTGATGGCTCTGGCATTGTTAAAGTTCAATCTAACGGCGTGACCACCAATGCTTTGGCGTGGATAAACTTTAATGGAAGTTCTGGAGCAACAGCATCAAGAGCAGCTTATAACGTTAGTAGCGTAACAAGAAATTCAACTGGTCTTTATACTTTGTCGTTTACAAATTCTTTAACAGATGCAAACTATGTAATTTGCGGTTCAGATTCTTATCTTTTAAACGCAAACGGAGCATCTGGTGGGGTTGTAAGTTTTATAAACAAAGCAACCTCATCTGTTCAAATTATTACTAACTCGGCCAATACTCCACAAGACTCTATTGCTGTGGATATTGCAATTTTTGGAAACTAAAAAGGAATCATCATGGCAAACGTAATCATCTACACCAACACAAGCGGTAATGTTTCAGTCTGTGTCCCCACAGGAGAATTGCCAATCCAAGAAGTTTTGACAAAAGATTGTCCTACTGGAGCAATTATTGTTGACGATAGCACCCTGCCCAACGCAGACGGTGACTTCTTCAACTCATGGGAGCTGGCCAACGGCGCAGTGACAGTGAACATGACCAAGGCTATTGCCCAACAGCAAGCCAACCTGAATGCGCTGGCCAAGGGCGAAGCAAGCCATCGTGCAACAAACACAGGCGCTGGTATTTCTAACAAACTGGCTGATTCTGATTGGTTAGCATTGTTGACCACAGCCCGTACAGCAATTGCCGCTGCAACCACTACGCAAGGCTTGCGTGATGCTATTGCACCTGTGCAAGATGCTATTACCGCTAACGCTTGAGGTGATTTATGACAATGGTTCTTGATGGAACACAAGGCTCGTGTGGGCCTTACGATTACCAAACGCCTTCAACTGGTTTTAGTTATACATTGACAGCGCCAGTTACCCTGTTTAACCCATCGGGAACATTGGCAACAGGCACAGTCATTATGCCTGCATCGCCCACAGACGGGATGCAAGTGCGTGTTGCTTCAACTCAAATTATTACGGCTTTGACAATGAGTGCTAACACAGGTCAAACATTGTTAAACGGTCTCTCAGCGTTTACGGCTGGTGGATTTGCGCTTTATATGTACAAATCATCAAACACGACTTGGTACAGAATAGGATAAATCATGCAATTCAACTGGAAAATTTCAGAAGTAAAAGCTACAGATGGTTTGATTACAGAAGCCAAGTATCACATTACTGCGGTGGATGGTGATTATTCTGTGGATACTGAGGGAAATTGGCGGTTTGGCGACCCTGTTTTGAACAAGCCTTACACTGAAGTCACCGAGGAAGATGTGATTAATTGGGTAAAAGAAGATGCTACCCAACATGGCGAAAATATCATAGAATCACGCCTAGCGCAACAGCTTGCCAACATGGAAAAGAAAACCGTGTTGCCGCCTTGGGTTGCCCAAGTTTTCACACCAAATTTGGGTTAAATCATGGCTGTACCATTTGACATCATTAGCAGAGCATTAAAAGACATCGGCGCTTTGGAAGCAGGGGAAACCCCTACTCCAGAAGCCGCCGCAGATGCTTTTGATATGCTCAACGATATGATTGACCAATGGTCAAACGAAGATATGATGGTTTTCTACAAAACCGAAATCGTATTTCCGATTGTGCCTGGTCAAACGCAATACACGATTGGCCCTACTGGTAACATTAACGCCAGCTTTACAGGGTCTATCACTGGCAACGTTTTGACCGTCACAGGCATCAACTCTGGCGCTATCAACCTGAATCAGTATCTTAGTGGCTCAGGTATTACCGCAGGAACACGCATTGTTGGTTTCCTGACAGGCGCAGGCAACAACGTGAACGAAGTTGGTACATACCAATTGAACGTCAGCCAGACCGTTGCATCCACCACAATCACAGGTTATTACGAGCGCCCATTGGCGATTGATTCGTCTTTTGTACGTATTAACACTAATTCCAATGGTGTGCCAATTGTCAATGGTGGTTTAGATTACCCTGTTGCAATCTTGAATCTTGAAGATTACGAGATGATCGGTCTTAAAACGCTGAATGGCCCTTGGCCTAAAGCTGTTTACTACCAACCAACCGAGATTCTTGGGAATATTTATGTGTGGCCTAACCCTTCGCAGGGTGAGATGCACATTTTTGCCAATCAAATATTTGCTCGATATAACACTTACTTTGACAACTTAGCATTGCCACAAGGCTACACAAACGCCTTGCGCTGGTGTTTAGCTGAACGCTTGATGCCCATGTATGGCAAAGCAAGTGCTACCCAAATTCAAATGATTAATGCGTTTGCATCGCAAGCTAAAGCTACGGTGAAACGTACAAACATGAAACCACCTCAAGTATCTCGCTACCCTGATTCGCTGCTGGTCGGCAAGTCAAAAGACGCTGGTTGGATACTTTCGGGGGGCTTTTTTAAATAAATATATGCCAAAAGTTAAAATTTTTGCAAATAATCAGGAATACATGCAGCACTTTCGTAAAGAAAATGCTGAACATATTGCTGTTTACAACAAAAATTATGCTGAAAAAAATAAAGAACGAATTAAAGAAAATAGAAAAAAACGTGCGGCTGAAAAAAAACAAGAAATTCAATTGACTACTGACGCATGGAAAGCAAAAAACAAAGATTACATTAAAGAATACAACAAGCAATACACTGCTAAACGTTATTCTTCTGATCCAATTTTTAAACTGAAAATAAATCAAAGAAGTCGTGTTCGTTCTATTTTGAAAAATCAAAAAAATGGCAGTACAACACAATTTTTAGGTTGTTCTTTTGAAGAATTAAAGATTTACATTGAGTCAAAATTTGTTGATGGAATGACATGGGAAAATATGGGCAAATGGCATATAGATCACATTGTGCCGTTGGCTTCTTTTGATTTAAATCAGGAATCTGCTAAAAAAATTGCATTTCATTACAAAAACTTGCAGCCATTGTGGGCTATTGATAATTTGAAAAAAGGTGCAAAACATGGCTGATTTTGGATTTGTTGGGGCAGCTTACGAAGCACCTTCCATTTATCAAGATGGACAAGACTGTATTAACTTTCGCCCTGAAGTTGACCCTACGAAGCCTGATGGTGCTCGTGGTGTGGTTGCTTTATACCCAACGCCAGGGCTGACAATTCAAGCCACTTTGCCAAATCAACAGGAAGTGCGCGGCTTGCGTACTTTGTCTGGTGGGAATATTCTTGTTGCTGTGTGTGGCTCATACGTTTACGCATTAAATACTGCGTTAACTCCTGTCATCATCGGTCAACTGAACTCAACATCTGGTCGGGTATCAATTTCTGACAACGGTATTAACGTCTACATTGTGGATGGAACTTACCGTTATACGTGGGTTATTGGTACGCAAACGGCTGCGATTTTCACAGGGTCAACATCAGGCACTACCCTGACGGTTACTTCTGTTAAATCGGGAACTATTGCTGTTGGACAACAATTTTTTGCTATCGGTGGCGCTCAAGAAACCGTGATTACTGCGCTTGGCACAGGTACTGGTGGTGTTGGTACATATACGATCAACATTAGCCAAAGTCTTGCATCTGCTCAGTTCTACACATCTTCAAGCGGCGCTATTGTAACTGGCGCAATTGCTGGTACTACGTTGACAGTCAGTGCTGTGTCAAGCGGAACTCTTTATGTTGGGCAAACAATTCAAGGTGCTGGCGTAACCGCCAACACTATGATTACTGCCCTTGGAACTGGCACAGGTGGCACAGGTACATACACAGTCAGCACCTCGCAAACCGTTGCGTCTGAGACTTTGTATGCTTTGAATTGGACGGTTATTCCATCGTCTGACGGTGCGTTTACTGGCGGTAATACTGTGGACATTGTTGACAATTACTTTGTCTACAACCGACCCAACAGCCAGCAATGGGGCGCTTCTAATCTTTTATCACCTGTTAGCCCTGCTCTCAGCTACTCAGCTAAAGATGGTGCGCCTGACAACCTTGTGTCCCTTATTGTTGACCACCGAGAAGTTTATCTGTTGGGCGAGGCTTCTTCAGAGGCGTGGGTGGATGTGGGCGCTGTGCCTTTCCCATTCCAGCGGATTCCAGGCACTTCTACGCAACACGGTATTGCAGCTAAGTTTTCCATGTCTCGCGTGGGCAATTCATTTGCTTATGTGTCGCAAAACAGTCGTGGTCAAGCCCAAGTCATGCAAATGAACGGCTATCAGCCACAGCGTATTTCAACTCATGCTGTTGAGAATACACTGGTTAACCAAAAGATTTCAAACGCTATTTCGTGGACTTATCAATTAGAAGGCCATGAGGTTTTCGTGGTGACGTTTCCAAGTATCGGTACTAACGGTCTGACTTGGGCTTATGACGTTACAACAGGTATGTGGCATAAGTGGTTGTACACAAACAACTTAGGCCAATACGAGCGTCATCGTGGTAATTGTGCTGCGCTGTTTCAGGGCATGGTTCTTTGTGGGGATTATTCCAACGGCAACATCTACGAGATTGATTCCACTAATTACACTGATAACGGTCAAAACGTGCGTAGATTGCGCCGCTGCCCTCATGTCGTGACTGATTTGCAACGTCAATTTTTTGATGAGTTACAAATTCAATTTCAACCTGGTGTTGGTTTGTCTGGTGTCACTACACCTCTTAATTCTGAATTAGTGGGAGCAAACCCACAAGCCATGTTGCGCTGGTCAAGCGATGGTGGTTCTACATGGTCGCGTGAATACTGGGTTTCTATCGGTCTTGAAGGTAAATACAAGAATCGTGCCATTTGGCGCAGATTGGGTACAGCTCGAGATCGAGTGTATGAAGTCGTTGTCTCTGACCCTGTGAAAGCGGTCATTGTTTCTGCCAACCTTAAAGCCTCTGAAGGGGAAAACTAATGGCTGGTGGAATTTACGGCTCAACGCAAACAAACCCATACCCGCAGTCGGAGTTTTTGGATAGCTCAACCAAACGCCCGACTCGTGCTTGGCAACAGTTCTTTCTTAACCTGTTGAACTTCTCATCGGCAACCACAGCAACGACAGGCTCTGGTAGCCTTCCTGCTGCGCCCGTAGGTTTTATAAACATTACGGTAAATGGTAAGCCTTTCAAAGTTCCGTACTACAATCAATAACATGACAATTGCACAAGAATTCGCCCAAAAAGAAGGCACTTTTGAGTGCGATTTAGGCACTGTGCATCATTTTTCTGATGGGCTGTACGCCAAACAAATGCACATTCCAGCAGGATATGAGGCGGGTTCTCATGCTCACAATTATTCTCACTTGTCAATTTTGGCAAAAGGCCGAGTAATTGTTGAAACTGATGGTTGGAAACAAGAATTTAAAGCGCCAGCTTGCATTGAGATTGCGGCTGGTATTCATCACAAGATTACTTCATTAGAAGATTCTGTGTGGTTCTGTGTTCATGCTACTGAGGAAACTGACATTTCCAAAGTGGATGAAACTTTGATTCAAAGGGGTTAATATGCCTTGGGGTTACATGGCGGCTGCAACAATTGGCTCTGGCCTTTTGGGTGCTAATGCTGCACAAAATGCTGCTAATACGCAAGCTGGCGCGGCTCAGTATGCCGCCAATGTCCAGCAAAATATGTTCAACACGCAGAACGCGCAACTTGCGCCGAATCGTGCTGCTGGATATAACGCCCTGAATCAACTTGGTGCATTAGGTTCTGGCACATCACAAACCTATGATGCCAACGGTAATCCAACTGGTTCGCAAACTGGTTCAGGTTATTTGACGCACCAATTTAATGCTCAAGATTTGCAGGCTGGTTTAGCGCCTAACTATGATTTCATGCTTAACCAAGGTCAAATGGCTAACCAACGTGCGGCAAACGTGGGCGGTGGTGCTATTGGTGGTAATGCTTTGCAAGGATTGCAGCAATATACGCAAGATTACGCTGGTAACGCTTATCAAAACGCTTTTAACAACTACCAGACACAGCGCACAGGCATTTACAACACTTTGGCTGGCATTGCTGGTTTGGGTCAAAACGCTCAAAATACAACCGCTAACTTGGCCTCTAATACTGCTGGTGCATTAGGCCAAACAGCTATTGGCGGTGCGGCTGCTCAAGCGGCTGGAACTATTGGAGCGGCAAACGCTTTGTCTGGTGGCGCTCAAGGTGCGGCAAACGGTTATTTCTTAAATAATTTGATGCAAAACAACCAAAACGGAATTAATCAATATTCAAATTCAAATGGTTGGGCTAATGGTGGCAGCGGAATGGTTAATGTCCCAGGTGAAGGCAATATGAGCATTGCCAATTTCTTTAATCCAAATTAAGGATAAATCATGGCTGACTTAACCACAACTCCTGTTGCTACACAGATTCAACCACCTAAAGGCATGAGCCTTGCGGAAATGGTGAATTTGGCTGGCGGCATCCAAGCATACCAACAGTCGCAACAACTTAATCCGTTGCAGCTTCAAGAAGCTCAATTAAAAGTTAATCAAGCGCAAGCAATGAATCCTTTGCTAAGGCAAGGCGCTGAACAAGAGCTGTTGCAAAAACAAGCTCAAGCTCGAATGGAGCAATTAAAATTAACAGGCAGTTTGCGCCAAAGTGCTTTAGAGGCCGCTGGCTCAACAATAAGTCATCCAGATGTTATTGCAGCAACAACATTGCCTGCTAATGCTCCTTTGCCAGTTATTAAAAAAACTCAAGATGCTTTAATTAAAGTTATTGATAAAGAGATTATTCCTCGTTTGGAAGCTGAAGGTTTAAGCCCCGCTGAAATTGCGCATCAACGCATTGGCCTATCGCAACAAGCCTTGGCTAACCCTCAAGGTTTTCAAGCATGGTTGCAACGTGGAACTCAAATTGCAGGTGGGCCACAAACTTTGGTTGAGCAAAACTTGCCGCGTTCTGCGACTACTTCTGGCGGTCAAGCTGGTACTGCAATTTTGTCTACTGGCAACATTGAGCCGATGCAAGCCAGACCAAACGTTAACCCACCCAAAGCTGATGTTGAATTAGGCGCTGAATACAATAAGTCTTTGCAAGGTCGTGTTCAAGCATCTAATGATTGGTTGCAACGTTCGGCAGAGATGAAGCCATTGTTGCAATCATTTAAAGCTGGAGCAGGTGCTGCAACTTATGCAGGTTTAGCGCAAAAACTTCAAGCCCTTGGCGCTCCAGATGATTTGATTAATAAAGTTGCTAATGGTGATTTGTCTGCAACGCAGTCATTTCAAAAATTTATGGCTGGAAGCATTATTTCAGCGGCTAGGCAATCTGCTGAAGGCTCTCCATTTGCATCTGAAGTTAAAAACTTTGAAGCAAACAATCCAAGCGTTAATTCAGACCCTAAAACTTTACAACGGTTTATAGATTTCTATGATCGTTTGGCTGGTGTATCTCTTAAAGAAAATGAAGCACAAGCGCAAGCCAAAGAAAAAGGCATCTACAACCCTGGAACATGGCAAGCTGATTGGCAACGAATTGGACAAAAACAAAATTTAATTCCTGCAACGCCAAACGCTAAAGTGCCTACCACAGAAACAAAACAAGAGTCTCAATCTTTTAAAGAGGGACAAACTGGCACATATAACGGCAAAAAAGTTATTTTTAAAAATGGTCAATGGGGATACCAATAATGGAAAATCTTTATTCCTCGTTAGAGCAGCAATATGATTTGCCCCCAGGCAGTCTTACTGCTGTCCGTAAAATTGAAAGCGGCGGAAATTCAAAAGCTGTTAGCAATAAAGGGGCGCAGGGAGATTTTCAATTTATGCCAGAAACTGCGGTTGCTTATGGTGTTGACCCTTCTGACCCTGTAAGTTCTGCAACAGGTGCTGCAAAATATTTATCCGATTTGACAAAAAAGTATGGAAGTTTTCAAGCTGCATTAGCGCATTACAACGGTGGAACAAAAGCTGGTAAAGCTGTTTCCGAAGGAAAAGAAGCTCCATATAAAGAAACCAAAGATTATCTTGGCAAAGTCAATAACAATATGCGTATTGACCCCAATTTGATTAAATTTGATGATGAAATTAATCCATCAAATGTAAAGATGGATGTTAATGAAATTGATCCGTCAAAAATTGTATTGGATACTGGGGCTGGTGCTGGTCGCGGTGGTCAAGGCGGGCCTACTGCTGAACAAATGAAAGAAGCAAATCCAAGTTGGATTAGTCAATTTGGCAAAGGTTTGGCAGTATCTGCTGAAAACACCAAATTGGGTGCTGAACAGTTGTACAACAAAGGCGAACAATTGTTTGGTTCTAAAAATGCCGCAGAACATGAAAAACAACTTAATGAAGCTATTGCAAGAGCTCGCCAAGAAAATGCGCCAATTTTAAACACTACCGCTGGTCAAGTTGGTAATTTTACTGGTGAATTTGCTAAAGCATTGCCTTTAATGGCTATACCAGGTGCGGGAACTGTTGCTGGCGGTGCATTAGTTGGTGGCGCATTAAGTGCACTGCAACCAACATTGCCTGAAGAGAACAAGGCTTTTAACATTGGCGCTGGCATGGCATTAGGTGGTGCAGGTCAAGGTATTGTTAATGCTCTTGGTCGTGTCGCTCAACCAATCCAAAATCAACTTGGTGAAATTGCAAATAACGCCGTAAGAACATTGCGTGAAGCTGGTGTTCCTTTGGATGCAGCACAAGCCTCGGGTTCTAAATTATTGCAAAGAGTTAAAGCTGCTCTTTCTGACAACCCAATTACGGCTGGCGCTCAAGAAGAATTTAGTGGTGTACAAAAAGCCGCATACAACAAAGCTGTTGCCAAAACAATGGGAGAAAATGCTGATCGCATTACTCCAGATGTTATTCAACGCGCAAAAGATCGTTTAGGCAAAGTTTACGAAGACGTTTCTTCTCGCAACTCAATTTACTATGATGATACTCTTAAGAACTCATTGTCAAGTATTCGTGGAGAAGCGGAACAAGTTTTAAACCCTACGCAATTCGCTACTGTTGATAAACAAATTCAAAACATTATTGACAAAGCAGAATCGCAAGGCGGCGGTTTGCATGGAGAACAATACAGCGCAGTCAAGAAAGTTTTAGACAAATTATCTGGAAGTAATGATACAGATGTTGCGGCTTACGCAAGAGAAATTAAAGACTCTTTGTTAGATGGATTGACGAGAACAGCCAAAGAAACTGGCAATGAAGCTGATGTTAGATTGTTGCAAAAAACAAATCGTGAATATGGCAACATGAAAAAAATTGAAGATGTTGTTTTGAACGATGCTGAAGGAAACATTAGTCCATCTAAATTAATGAATTCACTTGCCACCAAAGGAAAGCGATATTCTTTTTATCAAGATGACCCTCAATTAGCAAAATTAGCATCTGCTGGAAAAGTTGTTTTGCCTGAAAAGTTGCCCAATAGTGGAACTACTGCTAGGCTACTTGGCGCAACTGCTTTACCTGCTTTGGGTGGTGTTGGTTATGGTCTTTACGAAGGCGATTTGGCTGGAGTCGGCAAAGGCGTGGCAGCAGGTGTTATTGCGCCAAAACTTGCTCAAGCAGCAATCAATAATCCAGCAATGGCAAATTATTTAACAAAGGGCATAAAAAATGTTCCGTTGCGTAGTTTGCTTCAAGCGCCTTCTCAAGTTGGTGGCGGCAAAATTCCAACGGTTGCCTATGCTAATTATTTACAATCCTTACAACCCAAGGAACAAAAATGAGCGTTAATCTTTCACCCATTGGCAACGGTTTTCAATTCTTCACTAGCACAGGCTTGCCTTTAGCTGGTGGTCAAATCTACACATATCAAGCAGGTTCAAGCACACCGCTTGCGACTTACTCTGATAACGGTGGTGTTTATGCCAACACCAACCCTATCGTCTTGGGTTCAGATGGTCGCCCACAAACTGAGATTTGGTTGACCTACGGTTTTAATTACAAGTTTGTGTTGCAAGACGCTGTTGGCAACACTATCCAAACTTACGATAACTTGTATGGAATTATTGGGGTTCAACCTACAACGCAAGCATCAATTCCTAGCGGATTAATTTCTTTGTGGTCAGGTGCAATTGGGTCTATTCCATCGGGCTGGTTATTGTGTGACGGTACTAATGGAACGCCCAATTTAAAAGATCGTTTTATTGTTGGCGCTGGTAACTTGTATTCTGTTGGTGGCACTGGTGGTTCAACAGATGCTATTGTTGTTTCACATACACACACGGCAACTTCTGTTGTTACAGACCCTGGTCAC